AGAAGAGCTTAATGAGGAAATTTTCCTTAAAGAGTACATTAAGGCAGTAATCAAGGGCTGGAAAGGCTTAAAGATGACTTACTTAGTTCAGCTTATCCCGGTAGATGAGGACAAAATTGCAGATATGGAAGCAACTTTACCTTTCAACCACGATAATGCAGAAATTTTAATGCAGAACTCTGGTGACTTCGACTCATGGTTGACAGAGGTTGTAGGTGACCTTGCAAATTTTACGAAGAGCAACTAGACTATTGGACAAAACAGATAGATAATCATTTCACAGGCGTTGGAGAGAATTTCGATAAACAAAAACGCATTGATATGATGATCCAAATGGAAGAGAACGGTATGGAGGTAGATTGGTCTACCTTAGATGAGGATGAAGTAGTTTTTCCTTATGAAATACAGGAAGCCTTTCAAGTTTGGAACTATTTGACAGACCAATGGGATGGTATGAGTGGTACCTATTTCGGCAAGCAAATGGCCGGGATAAAAGATGTTATGGAGTTACTTGAAGTAAGTAACCAAAAAGAAATATTCAAGCTGGTAAAGATTATTGACGGGAAGTACGCAAAACACGTTAATAAGAAGCAGAAGCAACAACAGCAGACGGGGCCTACTAAGGCTTAGCGGAAGAGAATAAAATGGCAGGAAAGTACGATAAGAATATTAAGATTACAGTTGATGACAATGGCTCTTTAAAACAAAAGACCAAAGACGTCAATAAGCTTAATAAAGCAGTCGACAAAAATAATAAGAAATCTGGCAACCTTGATAGAAATATGAAGGGTAATGCCAAGATGTCTGCTAACGCCTCTAAAAACTTCTCTAAACAAGCTCAAGGAATGCAAGGCGTGCTGGTTCCTGCCTACGCAGAAGTCGCAGCACGTGTATTTGCGCTAACTGCTGCTTATACCGCTCTACAGAGAGCTTCTCAGTTCGGAATACTACTAAAAGGACAGCAAGAGTACGCCGCTCAAACTGGTAAGAACATGGCACAGATCGCTAGAACTATTCAGAAAGCTTCTGGATATATGCTAGACTTTCAGGAAGCGTCTACCAGCACGGCGTTGGCGACTACAGCAGGTTTAACTGCTAAACAGATCGAAAGAATGACTAAAGGTGCTCGTGCAGCCTCGGTTGCTCTTGGTAGAAATATGGGCGATGCGATGGATCGTTTGACTCGTGGTATTGTAAAGGCCGAGCCTGAAATTCTAGACGAGCTAGGTGTAATTATTAGACTTGATAAAGTATATAAAGATTTTGCTCATTCTATAAATAAGACTACTACAGAGCTTACTGAGATGGAGAAGCTAACCGCACGTAATACAGCTATTATGGGGCAGTTAGAGGGCAAATTCGGGGACATCGCTACTAGCATACCTGCGGATGCTTTCGCGAAATTAAGCGCTAGTTTCACTGATATACTACTAAACGTAGGTTCTGGAGCTACTACTTTTCTAACCCCTTTCATAGATAAACTTGCGGAAGCAGAGAACCTGTTGAAAGGTATAATGCTGTTAGTAGCTAGAAGCTTGTTATCTAAAGTATTCCCTGTCTTTAAGGACATGGGCGCTAAGCTAGACAGCTACTCAAAAACCCTATTAAAAGCAGGACAAACTTTAGAAAAGGTTAAGAGAAATTTCTTACTATCTTCCGGGGTAAGTTCGGTAATGCTAAAAGGGCAGGAGACTGCCGGCAAGAAGCTGTTCTCCCTTTTAGGGGAATGGGGTGGTAAAGCTCTCGGTAAAGCAATGGCTAATAAAGGTAATATGTCTGCGGCAGAGCTATTAGGCAAGCATATGGGTACCAGTGCGGGTAAAGGGCTAATGTCATCCCTTTCACATGCAAAGAGGGATTTACAGAGACAAAAAGATCTAGGAGTTAAGGACCCTACAGTGGAGACTCCGGCGTTTAAGGGAGCTACCCAGGCTCAAATTGACCTAATAGATAAGGCAGTAAATAGTTTTAAATTGTTCGGAAAAGAGATTCAAAATATTTCAAAAGCTTCTAGAGGATCTTTCGTACTTAAACTGGTAGAAGGCTTACATAGTGTAGGAGGCGCAGCCCTAAATGCAACTAAATATGTGGCAAATGCAGGTGCTTCCTTTATGCAAGGCGCTAGAAGTGCTTCCATATTAAAGGCTCAAGGTTTTAGCTTAGGGGCGATGTTCAAACTGCTAGTATTTAATACTAACAATACCGCTAAAGGTATGGATAAGTTTAAGACTGAGTTAACTAAGTCATCTAGAGTAGCATCCGCGTTCACTTTAACACTACAGGCAATGAGTACTGCTTTGAATTTTGCGGTATCTATTCTAAGTATCAAAATGATGGTACAGTGGATAGGAAGAGAAATACTAGATTGGAATCAGGCCGCTACTAATGCACACAAGGCCGTAGACGACCTGACAGATACCCTTACTGAATCTATGGCCGCTATGAAAAAGCAGGTAAGCACACGGGGTAATATAGGGGACTCTATTGCGGATTCTCTTAGGTCCTCAGAGACAAAGAATAATATGGCCAGTGGTCTATCTGAGGCTATGAATGAGGCTGTTGAAATGATGTCCTCAGAGGCACTTGCCGCAGATAAGTGGGGAACCCTTTTAGACGACTTCATGGACTCAGTAGGTATAGGTCTAGCAGATAAGCTGGAGGAGTCTATTGGAAAGGCTTTAACCAATTTATCCTTCACTATGTCCCCCGACGAGTGGCTGAAGTTCAAAGAAGATACAAGTCTTAGAGACAAACTAGTAGGCTCTATAGACCCTAACGCAGGCGCTTCAGAGAAGATAATGGTAGGTACAGCATCTACTCTTGTAGGAGCGGGGGCACTCGCCACAGGGATACTATCCATAAGCACAGCCTGGGGAGCAGCCACCGCTGCTGCAACAGGTTTCTTTTCGGCAATGGTGGCAGGTGCCACAGCAATTCTGTGGCCAGTGGCTTTAATTGCAGCAGGTGTCGGGGCGGCATATTACGGGATTACCAATCTTAAGGAAGGATTGTATAAACTTACTAAGACTTCTGAAGAAGCTGCCGATGCAGTAATATCTGTACTAGACGGAGTAAACGCGGGTACATTAACTCCAGAATTAGCAGTACGAAAGCTAGGCGATGAGCTAGATATGTCCAAAGAGAAGGCACTGTCTTACTATAGCGACTTAACAGCCGCTGCAAAACTACACGCGGAAGTAACTAAGTCTCAGACAGACGCTATAAAGAACTTAACTGATTCTATGGGTAACTTAGTAAAAATACGTGACAGCTTCCTAAAAGGCATGATTAAGGGAGGAGACCTTAGGGACTTCGCGAAGTCTGCAAAAGGGTCTATAGCTTCGGTCTCGGATAAGCTAGTTACAGATACTGTTAAGTTTAGAGAACTGAATGATAAGAATATGTTTGGAGCAAACTACTCAAAACTTCCTGAGGACGCACAGACCATTCTTAAACACTGGGATACTCAATTAAAAGTAGCCCAAAAAGGTTTAATAGCTATTCAAAATAGGATATATTCAGACGAGGAGCAGAAGACTAAAGATAAAAATGCGGCGCAGAGGCGTATAAACGATATTACTAAAATGAAGGGCACCGCTGAGGCGTATGAATACTCGGTTGTTTGGAGAAAGACGTACGCTGAAGTAATGAAGGCAGACTCCTCATTAACAGAGACACAAGCGTATAATGCAACAGCTCGACGTATGGTTCATAAGCTAGCGGGAGGAGACGCAGAGAAGCAGTACAACCTAGAACTAAAACTATCCTCGGAGTTAGAGGCTAATAAGTTAAAAATAGTAAACTTAGATAAGTACGGCACTTCTGCAACAGAAGCAAAATCTAAAATACTAGTAGAAAACCTTAAAAAAGAGAAGCAAATAGCAGAGGGTAGGTTTGCCTTCCGAATAGCGTCAGAAACGCTATCAGCAGAGGAAGAGAAGCAACTTCAACAAACTATAGACAATATAGATACTAAAATAAAGCACGCTAGCAGAACTGCAGGCAAATTAAATAAAAGATTCCATGAAGTTGCGGGAACCACACAAACCATTTCGGATATTCTCAGTGCTGCATTAGTGGATAATGAATTCATAGTAGATGCAGATTTCGAAGCACACAAAGTTCAGGTAATTGATACAGCTTTTAATAAATTAAACAATTCTCTAGATGAAACATTCCAAGAAACGCAGAAAGTAACTTATGCAATGGATTTATTGAGAAATAAATTTGGGAAAGATATCTTCAATACTACTTCCGGCATGAAACTTTGGAAGAAGTGGACCTCTTTATTTACCGAAGAGGGTAAGTTATTAAAAGCTAAGAAGAAACAAATCAGAGACGAGCTGTACAAAATAGTTCTAGAGTCTGACAATATAGGAATACACACAAACTTAGTTAGTCTTAAAACTGATATGTTGGAGCTAGAGATGAACGTCTTGGATAAGTCCAATGATAATATCAAAAAACAGACACAGTTAGCCATGATGGTATTAGCTTTTGAAAAGACAAAGAAAGAGTTAAAAGAATTAGAGGCTACAGAGCAGTATGCGCCCGTAAAACTATTCTTTGAAGAGTCCCTGGCGGGCATGGGTCAGACAATTAGCGGAGTAATCTCTGACGCACTTATGAGAAAGGAACCGGACGATGATCTATCCACAAAAGATAGAATACGTCTAGCTCTGGCACAGACAGCTTCGGATGCTACAGGAGAAATGGTTAGCGGCTTTATAACTAAGGGCACTAGGTCCTTACTAGCTTCTGCAACCGAATCCATATTTGGGAAAGATGCAGCTAATGCTATATTTCCTCCATCGGAACGAGATAAGTTAATGAAAACCTTAGAGGATATGAGAGAGCTTATATCTGCTCAGCTAAACCAGCTATCTAATGGTGTAATTCAAGTAGTTGATATATCTGACCCAGAGGCTCGCGCCAAGAAGGCGGAGTCGTTGGCGTATGACTCTATGTTTGGTAATACAGGCATAGTTATGAACTCATCAATATTTGCAGATAAAACCGAAAGAGATTGGTTCGAGAAGCACTTGTCTGGCTTCATTAAAGAGTCTACTACTGCTGAAGGGTTTGTAATGAGCAATTTCGCTGATTTACAGAAAAAAATTAATACAGCCCTCCAAGGTCGAGTATCTACTATGGATGAGTATCAAAAGTTCTTAATTAAAAGCAAGGCGGGCGATATTGTAAATAATAAACCCACAGATAAAGATTCAGAAGGGTTTTCCTCATGGTTCAAAAACCTTTTCTCAGATACTACAAAGATAAGTGTTCCCGTAGGTGGAGTAAATGTCGGTACGGATATAAAGAGTATAAAGAAGGTATTTAGTAGTGCAGTAGACGCTGTCGAGGATTTTACGTCTTCTACAGACACCGCAGTACAGAGTATAGAGAAGAGTACTGAAACGGGTTCTGCAGAAGATAAACTGAAAAAGCTTGCTAGACCCTCTATGTCAGAGGAAGAGAAATTATTTTGGAAAAACTGGTCTAAAGAGATTCTTGAGAACTCTAATAAAAGGGTGGCTGCAGAGAAGAAAGCTCAAGATTTACTAGACGCTATACCTTCCAAATTGGAGCAAGCTATAGATAAGTTGAAGATAGTAGCTGTAACTCAGAAGGATATTTCCAATGGTAAGTACTTGCCTACTTTATCCGCCTCCGGGTACAAGGTAGGGGGGTATAGTAATGACGAGGATGCACAAGATATGCTAGACGTTAATACTGAAATCATGGGTAAGTTCTCAACAGGTAGTTACTTAGAGCAGAACCCAGACTTCTTTCTAAAAGATCTAGAAAACCTAAGAATTAGACTGGTGCAGAGTTTCAAAGACCAGCAAGGCAATACATTAGGGGGAGGGCTTAACCAGGAAGAGGGGTTACTGATTATACGTGATTTCGAGAGCCTTGTACATGAGCTAGCTCACAGCCTTTTTAAGGGCTTCAAACCTGAATGGAACAATTATCTTACTAAAAGTGGAGAAGACTACCAAAATTTTTGGAAGGAACAGAATTACCTTGCAGCATCAGGGGACGCTTCGGTTAAGAATGATATATTTGACTCATTTAATAAATCAGTCTATACCAAGGGCCAAAACATAGAAGAGATTATAGTAAGAACTGTGGATGCAATGTCCAAGGCTCAGGTAGGTACTACTGTACAGGACGTAACTCCTGAGTATATGTGGAACTCGTATACGCAGGACTTCAAGGAAATGCTACGAATACTGGCTAATCCTACTTATAAGAGTGATAGGGCCCTAGATACTCTTCCTAAAGCTTTGCAGGATATTGTCACCAGTCGCAATAACGCTGATGGGTATATAAAGAAAAACGTAGAGCCTTGGATAAAAGTACCTGCTAATATCGCTCAGCAAATAAACGAACAATTTGAGAGAATGATATCGAGCGGAAAGGCCTCTTATAAAGGAGAAACTCTATGGCGTAGCCCATTAGATGGGTCTTTTGAGACTAGTGATCTTAAGAAGTATGGCCCCAACTCCCCGATTAACGCGAATGGTAAACGTACCCCTCAGCCTGAGTGGTATGAGCTAGATACAAGAGTTCGTGCGGGGGAGAGAAAATGGAAGAATAATAAGAGAGGCAAATGGCTACAAGATGCCCAGGACGGGCAGTCTAAGGCTAAAGGCACAGACAGTAAAGGACAAGGAGAGTTATTTAGGTTAATACCTGCCCTAGAGGACCTAACCAAGACTTTAGATACTAAAGTGATACAGTCCATGAACGGGTCTATAGCTCTAGGCAACGTATTCGATCCTAAGAACGGGAAAAATGCTAGGAGTATGTTGGTGCAGCTTATACTACAGATACTTCCTACTCTTTTCCCCTCGAAGGAAGCTACTAGCGAGTATACTACGGATCCTACAGAGATGCTAATGAATGGGGGATCCTCTTTCAAGAAGAGAGCCATTTCAGACACGAATAGGCCTCTAGGGAATTACGGTCCTACGGCATCAGAGCTAGACGAGGGCAATGTTTTAGAGATGTTCTGGAATATAGGCTTAAGAATTGGAGAGAAAATTAACGAGGCTCTAGGTATTAAGGACCGCACAAATTCTATAGACCAAATGAAAGCACCGCAAAAATTTGAGTATACCAACCCTTATAGCGTAGATGCCGATAGTAACATAGGGCAGAAACTGGAAAGCATTGTTCTAAGTACCCCAACATTAGAGTTACAGAACGCAGCACTAACTGCAGCGATTAATGCTTCAAATGGAAGAGGCGGGTCTACTAAGGTGGAGGTTGTAAACCCTCTGGACATTAAGACCCCTACGACAGTATCTCCAGGCCAGCCGGCCCCCGTTACTGATCCAAAAGGGGATGCTACTACTAACCAACTGAGTACGGATTTAAGAAGATCAATGGCATCAAATCTTAATTCCCAGATACAAAATGATAACCTAAATGCCCGAGCATTTATTACTAATTCCTTATCTCAGGTAGGTACAAATATGATGAGCGGTGCAATAAATAGTTTTTTTGGGTTCGCTAATGGTGGTGTAGCTAAGGGGGGTTTCAGAGCCTTTGCAAACGGCGGAACTGTTACTAAACCTACTCTTGGTTTGGTTGGTGAAGGTAAGTACAACGAAGCGGTAGTGCCGCTACCAGATGGTAAGTCTATCCCAGTAATGGGGTCTGCGGGCTCTACTGAAAATAACGTTACAGTTAATGTTACAGTTGATAAGGATGGGAACGCGGAATCTGATACTAATAGTGGTATGGACGGGGATAAAGCTAAAGCTCTTGGGTACATGGTATCTCAAGCAGTACAGCAAGAGTTAGTTGAACAACAGAGACCGGGAGGGCTACTAAGTAGTTATTAATTATGGCAAATTTTAACACAGAAGTAAATATTAACCCAGATAGAGGCCTTAAGGCAGACAGCAAGCCTAGGGTTCTAGCTGCAACGTACGGAGATGGGTACGAACAGAGAGTAGCCGCGGGTATTAATAATACCCCCGAAGTTTGGAACTTAACGTGGAAGAACCGTACCTCCGCCGAGGCCAACAAGATCATCAAATTCTTAGAGGATCAAGGGGGCGTAACTGCATTTGATTGGTACCCTACGGGGTATGACATATCTAGCACGGCTACCAGCTCTGCCACTAAAAAGTTGATAGATACTAGTCAGTATTTTACTGCTAGATACCTAAATACTACGGTCACGGATTCCGGGGGCACCACTACCACAGTTACAGCTATAGACAGTGCTACTCAGTTATCTCTAGCGGCGGACATAATTTCTAGTGCGGAGGCCTACACTCTTTACCCTTATAAAAAGTATAAGTGTGAAAAGTGGAGTACTCAACATAATATATCAGGTCACCAAACTATTACAGCAACCTTTACAAAGGTATTTGAACCATGAGCGATAAAATTACTAGTGATATTCATGGCTTTGAGCCTGGGGCCGTTATTGAGTTATTTGAACTTGACCTGACTACAGGTAGTGCCCCTTCCTCTGAGCCTACTCTTAGGTGGCACTCAGGTCAGAACGAAAATCTTCAAGAAATAGTATGGCAAGGTAATAAATATTCTGCCTTTCCTATTGAGGCAGAAGGTTTTGAATTTTCAGGAAAGGGAGCAATCCCTAGACCTACAGTCACGGTAGCTAATATTACCTCTATATTATCTAGTGTTATTAATAGTTATGATGATTTGATAGGGTCAAAAGTTACTAGAAAGAAGACCTTTGCGAAGTATCTAGACAATTACTGTTATACTAGCGGGTACCCTGTCGCAGGAGTGTGCACAGGGGAGTCTGGAGGAGACCCTAGTTTAAGTAAGTCAGATTGTTTAGATGTTAATAAGAATGGTTCCGTAGGTACTTGGACAGCGTATAACCAAACTACTTGCGAAGCTGCAACGGGGCCAGGCATATGGTATGCATCAGCCTTGGCCGATGATACTGCACACTTCTCTGATGAGATTTGGTACATAGATAGGAAGGCCGTTGAGACTCGTACTCATATTCAGTTTGAGCTAACTGCAGCACATGACATACACGGAGTAAAGCTGCCCTCTAGGACTGTAGTTGCTAACTCTTGCCCTTGGTTATACAAAGGCACAGAGTGTGGATACTCTGGGGCTAATTACTGGGATGTTAATAACAATACAGTAGTAACCTCCTCAGACGATGTTTGTGCTAAAACTTTCAATGCTTGTGAACTTAGATTTCCGGAGTCAGTTGAGAGCCCTTTTGGGGGGTTCCCTGGAGCTGGTATTAATATGGGATAACCCAATGAATGAAAAGACTTTAGAAGATTTTAGAAAGCACACGGAAGACTCTTACCCTAAAGAAGCCTGCGGCTTCATTATTGGGGTAGGAAAGAAAGAGAGGTACTTCCCTGCTAATAATATTGCAGAGTTTGCTGAGGAGCACTTTATAATAGACCCAGTAAGTTACGCAGATGCAGAGGATATAGGGGCAATTATAGGGGTATGTCACTCACACCCTAATGAGGGGTGTGAACCCTCTGAAGCGGATAAGGTTGCTTGCGAAACCTCTAATAAACCTTGGCATATTTTAAGCTGGCCAGGGGACAGATTACATAGCTGGGAGCCCTCGGGGTACGAAGCCCCTATAGTAGGTAGACAGTTCAGCTATGGAGTACTAGACTGTTGTACATTACTTAGAGATTACTACAAAAAAGAATTAAATATAGATTTTAAGTGTCATAGTGGTCAAGACGGGTGGTGGGATAAAGGCGAGAATAGATACTTAGATAACTATAAAGAACAAGGTTTTGTACAGATAAAAGATGAAGATGATATACGAAAATATGATATATTTCTTATAAAATTAGTTTCACCTGTACCAAACCACGCGGCAGTTTTCATCGGAGACGATAAAATTTTACATCACGTACACGGTAGACTATCTAATAGGGAGCTTTATGGCGGATATTGGAGAAAGCATACCACGCATCATTTAAGGCACCAATCACTATGTTAAAGAAAGTAAAATTATATGGGGAACTAGCGGAGAAGTATGGTAAAGAGTGGGAACTTGATATTGAGTCCCCTTCTGAAGCTATAAGAGCCTTAATGGCAAACAACCCCAGCTTCCGACAGTTTGTTAGTACTTCGGAAGAGAGAGGGGTCGGGTATAAAGTAATAGTTGGAAACAACGAATTAGTGAATATTACAGGAGAACTTTCAAATCCTACAGGTAGACAGGATATTAAAATTGTACCTGTTATTGGAGGAGCAAAACGAGGGGTTGGCCAAATTATTGTAGGTGCTTTGATGATTTATATCGCTATTCAGACGGGAGTAGTTTTAGCGGACCCCGGTAGTGTTGCAGTATTAGCGGGGGAAGGGTCCGGGGTTATTATGGGTACAGCACTGTCTTCTACAGGCATGATGGCAGTTAAGTTTGGAGGAGCTTTAATATTAGGAGGCATAGCAGCTATGTTAGCTCCTACCCCTCCTCCTCTTTCAGATGCGGCTAAAGCAGAGAATTACTCTTTTAATGGAGCCGATAATACGACAAGGCAGGGAGGGGCTATACCCGTATGTTATGGGCAGCTTATGGTAGGCGGAGCAGTTATTAGCTCAGGAGTTTCACCGGAGGATTACACACCATGAGTGAGAAAGATTGGATAAGAGGCTCGGGAGGCGGAGGCAAAGGCGGAGGTGGAGGAAGTGCTACAGAGGATGACGATTCCTTATTTTCTGCATCAAAAGCACGCGTAGTTGATTTAGTTTCCGAAGGAGAAATTGTAGGACTACTAGCAGCTGAAAAGTCTATATACCTAAACGAGACACCTTTAAAGGACTCAGCAGGAAACTATAACTTTGACGATGTTACGTATGCTACTAGGGAAGGTACTAATATTCAGACATATATCCCCGGTTTCTCTGGTACAGAACAGGAAGTCCCGGTAGGCGTCATTGTAAAGAAAGCAGCCCCGGGTGCTCTCATTAGATCTTTTAGCTCGACTACTGTAGATGCAGTGCGCGTACTATTGTATACCCCCGCACTACTCGATGGGGATAACGATAGAGGAGACCTACATGGTTCAAGTGTTGCCTTCAAAATATACTTAGAAAAGGACAATAATGGTTCTTGGGTAGAGATGAAGTCCTCTTCTTTTGAAGGTAAGACTTCGTCTAAGTACGAAAGAGCCTTCAGGTTAGATATACCTTCTGCTTGGAAGACTTCGGGGTTTACACAAATTGCTATTAAGGTAGAAAGAACTACAGCAGACTCTACCTCTACTAAATTAAGTAATGAGTTATACTTTGGTGCATACACAAAAATTATAGACAATAAATTAAGGTACCCTAATAGTGCCCTAATGGCTCTACAGATAGATGCTAGACAGTTTACTAGTATTCCTAAACGTGGATATGAAATAAAGGGTGTAAAAGTAAAAGTCCCTAGTAACTATACTCCATACGACCCCGGGCATTGTTCTCTATCCGGGTATAGGCGTAAGGACAGGTGTACCCAAGCAGGAGGTACCTGGACAGGTACCGCTGCAGGAGGGACTCTATACTCAGGTTCGTGGGATGGCACATTCGACACAGAGTGGACCTGTAACCCTGCGTGGGTTATGTATGACCTATGTACGGATGAGAGGTACGGGCTGGGTAAGTGGCTAGCAGCTAACCAATTAGACAAGTGGTCCCTTTATGAGATTGCTAAGTACTGTGACGCAGTGGACAATTCTGGCAACTTTGTTGGGGTTGACGACGGCTGGGGTAATAAAGAGGCTAGATTTGCATGTAATATGTACTTACAGAGCAGGGCCGAAGCGTATAAAGTACTAAATGATATTTCCTCCATATTTAGAGGAATGATATACTGGCAACAGGGGCAAATCTCTGCTGTGCAGGACGCGCCCAAAGACCCCGTGATGAGCTTTTCAGATGCCAACGTTATAGAAGGTAAGTTTACATACGAAGGTACTTCCAGAAAACAGCGACACAATGTAGCACACGTTACTTGGAACAACCCAGAAGACTTTTATAGGCAGAACGTTGAGTACGTTGAAGATGCACAAGGAATTGTAAATGCTAATAACCAGATATTTTCGACAGATGTAAGTGCGATAGGCTGTACATCTCAAGGGCAGGCACGTAGAGTAGGAAAGTGGATTCTGTATACGGAAAGGTATGAAACTGAAACAGTGACTTTCTCCACGGGTATGGAAGGTGCTGCAATTAGACCTGGAGATAT